CCCCTTCAAATTTAGGTTTACCGATTTCTTCAGCAGCCCCCTCCTCTCCTGGAGCTATGGATGGATAAAAAGTTTGTCCTCCTTCTTCAAACAACTCACCTTCTTCTTGGAACAATTCTGTTTTTTCTGGTGGTAGTAATTCAGGCTGGATATTCCCTGCGGCTGTAACACTGGATTCAGGAGATTTTATTTCTTTGGAAGAAATTTCTCCTTGACCTTTTGAGCCTCCTGTTTTCTTCTGAGTATATTTTTCAACAGCTCTCTGGTATCTTTCTTCATCCCAAATTTCCTCCTTATCTAACTCCTTTTGTATATCAAGAATTTCATCATCAGTAATTTCTGGAAATTTTTGTTTTAAAGCTGACAAATCATTATTTACCTCTTGTTCACTTTTTTCAACATTAATTTTTAATGCTCTATAATCACTAAGAATACTATTAAGGGTTTCTGATTCTTTATCTGTTAAAGGTTTATTATTTAAAGCCTTTTCAAATATAAGATTGATTCTCTTTTTTGTATAACCCTTCTTTGATAAAAATGTAGGCCAACCACTTCCAATATGTTTATAGCCTTCTTCTGTCTTAATAGTTGTAGGCCCTTCTGCACTTGATAACATATCAGAAATTTCTTTTATATCTTTTTTCTGTTCAATAGCCATTTCTTTTATCTGTTTGAATTCGTTTAATTTAGCTGTAACCGTTTCTGGGGTGAGTTCGGATAGTTTTAAAACGTGAGTATCCTTTGAAGGGCCATCGAAATAGATGACCGGCTCCCCATCAAACATAATATCGCTTTTATCTAAGACAAAATTTCTAAATGCCCCCCCGCCCTTCTCAACAATGGCTTTTACTGCATTCGTTCTTTTCCGAATGGCCTCATTAACAAATTGTTTCTGACCATACATTAAAGTGGCCGCTTCTTGTTCCTTGCCTTGTTCATTGAGTGCGTTGAATTTTTCTTGAAGGATTTTCTGCTGGTTTCCAAGTTCTAAGAGTTGCGCTGAGTTAGCTTTTAACCCGAAAGCGTCGGCTTCTTCTGTATTCTTAAATTGGGGAATACCCTCTGATATTCTTTTGGCTGTTTCAAACACTTCTTTAGCTTGAGGATGATTATCTATAAATTCCTCTCTACTTAGCTCAACACCGACTTTTTCTAGGTTAGAAGTAATAGCATCAAGATGTATCTGTCTTTCTTCACCTTGAGGTTCAGGAATATTTTTATTTTCATCAGTTAATACCTTTAATTCATCTTTAGTCAAACGTGTAAAATATTTAACCCCATCTTTAACATAACTAATAACAGATGAAGCATCTTTAGGTGGATTAATCTCAATAGGCTTCCCTTGTCCATCCCTAACAATATTATCTTTACTTTTTAAATCCTCAATCCCATAAACTTCTCCTAAATAATTATCAACCTCTGTTAAAGTCGCACTTATTTGTTCTGTATCTAATCCTTTTTTGAGGGCTGCTTCCTGTATCTCCTGATGTAAGTCATATCTCAAATCTTCAATACTTGGGGATTGGAAACTACCCATAGCCCCACCCATAAGCCCACCCACCATAATACTTTCAGCTACTCCATCAAGGACTCGTTCTATTACTGGTCTACCATCATCCCAACCAATAGTACGTAATGAATTATCAAAAGACTGCTGGAATCCTTCTTGCCCGCCTTCTTCAACTATTGTTCTAAGAACCCTTTTAACAATAGCCCCACCACGCATCCAATTTTTAATAGGTATCATTTCAGAAGCCACTGTCCCAGATGCAGACAATAAAGCTAAGTCACTCGCCTTTTGATGATCAATCCCATGACTAACAGCATCTTCATAATAATCATTGAAAACAGGAGCAAATTGTACTGAAGCACCAGCCAATGCCCCCTTCATAGCACTCTTTGTGACAACTCCAGCCACGCCACCAACCCCGAAAGATAAAGCTGTCAATGGGAAACTTTGTGCCGCTAATGAAACTATTTTACGAAAAGGATGTTTTCCACCAACAAGAATAGCTGGATTAGGAGATTCAATTCCTTTTGTCCCTGCTGTTTCAAAAAAAGTTCTTACATCTTTACCCCATTTAGATAAAGACTCTCCCTGCTTTACGAAAAAATCGTCAATAGCTTCTCCCACCGGCGAATGTGACCATAATGTCCTGTCAATTTTTATAGGACTCTTTTCTCCCATAAAAGGAATAACATCAATCTTCTCTTGTTTATGACCTTCAGATATTTCTCTTCCAACCATCTCCGGAACACCACCCAAAACACCACCTAAAACTTGAGTTTCAAAACCACTAAACAAATCTTTTGCTGTTCTCATTAAAACACTTTCACTGTCAACAACTTTAAAAGTCGTTTCTTCAAGAGAAGAAACTCTCTTTGCTGAAGAAAAATCAAATCCAGTAGAAGGCTGACTACCCCCATTTTCATCAGTATTTTCTGGTATAGCTGTTGTTAAATCAAATCCCATTATTTTGGCTTTCTCATTTGTTGTGGAGTAAAATTTCCTTTACTATCTTGTATTTCCTCAATTGTACCATCAGGGTATCCCATAGCTTTATTACCGTATCTATCAACTAAAAGTCCTCCATTCATAGGAAGTTTAAGCATCCATGGATTACCAACAAGTCTTTGTTTTCTTATTTCATCATTAGCAAAGGATATTACTTTAATATGGTCATCTCCAAAATTATCATCAAGAGCTTTCTTGACGGTTTTACCATAAATTCGGAGTAAAGACATACTATCAGTTCCACTTAATTCATCTTTAATAGAACTCCAAACTGATCCCCAAAAATTATCATTAGTTTTTTTACTCTTTGTTTTTTTATCTTCCAATTCTTCAAGATAGTCCTGTTCAACTGTAGATACTCCTCCTCCTCTTTCAATAAATAAAAGATTTTTTACATCTGATTTGCTTAATTTTCCTTCTGCATTAGCCTGTAAGATATTTGACCTAATCTCACTCGCAGGAATATCTCTACTTATAATACTCTGCAAAATACCTTCGTAAGTATCAAATTCCGTATTGACAGTTAGAGATTTTTTGGACTCCAAAGAATTTTTCATGCTCCTATAAAATTTTTCAGATATCTTTCCTCTAAAATCTTTTAATTTTAAAACATCCAAATTCTCATCATTCAACATTTTAATAACTTCTTCTTCATTCTTTGATTCAGCTCTATTTTGGAATACTTGAGACTGAATGGCCATCTTCTCGGATGACTTAATAACTGTGTCAGAAATTTCATTAAAATCTTCTTCAGTTAAAATTTTTCTATATCCATCCAACAATGATTGTGATTCTGTCCCGCTAATATCAGTCTGTAGACGAGAAACAACAGACTTTTCTATAACTTTTTTAGATATATCATATCTATTAAGAGCTTTCGTACCTTCATCAATATTAAGAAAAGTATCTTTCTTGTCTTGTGCTATCACAGCATTTTTAATCTGTATATTTAATTCAGGCTGATTTACAGCTGTATATGCACTCTCTAAGGCCATCTTAACCCCGGTATCATAGGTATTGACCTTATCCTGTCTATCCTCATCAATTTCATGCTTAATAACCCTCTCTCTGGTCGTGGTAAAATCAGAGTCAAGGCGGTTATATAACTTTTGACGGGTCTTAGGATCAGAAACAGAAGCCAAAGTATCATTCAAATACTTGTCCGACCATTCTTGGTAATCATCGGTAGTGCCAGAGGCAGAACCTAGTTTACGATTTAAAAGACCACGGACCTGCTGGACCTTCCGGCCATTAACAACCTTCTCCTCTGTTTCAGTGCTTAAAAGCCTATCCTGTTTATCCAAGACAGCCTTGTTATAAAGATTCGTTTCAAGCTGGTCCTGTTCAAACTGATACTTCTCCTCTTGACGTTTCTCTAAAGCACCGGCAATTTTCAAGCCAACGTCAGCAATACCCTGATTGGCCCTTGCCACATTCTCACCAAAGGCCGCACGTACCGCACCAGGATTCTTAGGCTCTGGAATAACAGGAGCTTCAATCCTTGGCGTGTCTAAACCTACTCGCTGTTCATAGATTGGGATTTTCATTTATATTTCACCTTTGAATATGTACCCATATCTCTTACTCCTTTAGGAGTATTAGAACCATAATCACCCTTACCGGCCACAGCTTTAGTCCCAAATGGATTCTTAGCTGTAAAAGCCAAAGTTGCGGCGGTTCCTAACAAAGTCCCTATAGCCTGCCTTTGCCCAGCTTTTCTAGCATTCTTACCAGCGAATGAATACTGTCCTGCCAAGTTCTGAGAAGCAAAGTTGTTATACTTAGCCTCCTCTAAAGCCTGATAACTGCCATACCTAGCACCTACCTTAGCCTCATAGGACTTCACATCAGCGTTGTATCTAAGGTTTAGTTCATCCAGTCTTTGCTTATTAAAGGTATCCAAAGCTATGTCTTGAGCCGTGACCCCCGTAACGCCCTGTGAGGCCATAATAGCCTTCTGACTTGAAGAAAACCGAGCCTGTTGCTCCTTCAACTGCTTCCCCTCTTGACTAGCCACATCCTGGACGGATTGACTTTGAAGATCCCCTTGCTTTAAGGCGGCTTCACTACGCTTATTCCCAATATCAAGGGCTGTCTGACCTTCAATTCTGCTTTGCTCGGACAAATAGTTATAATAGGCTTGTTGGGCCTTTCCTTCTTGATTCTCACTATAAGCCTTATATGTCCCAGCCGCGGTAGTAGTAACTACTGCCGCTATTGTTATTGGGTCACACATGTTTTCCTTTCAAATTCAAAATGTCTGAATAGTTTACCTTCAACTCCATAAGGTTCTGCTGGAAACATCTTAGCCCCGCAGAATAAAAGCCATGCGATCGAAGCCTTATTACGGTCATCTACATAGTTATGAAGATATGGATAGTAACTCAACATTAAACTTATAAACTCACGGCTGTGCTTTAAAAATCTTATTTTAATCTTTTCTAATCCATCGGAAGCCAACATCCACACGACCGCTTTCTTTCCCATTAAGGAGGAAGGGTTAATACCGAACATAGCCACCGGCTCATCCTTATTAACAACAGTTAATACAAATATCGAATATTTTAAAGAATCATAAAGAGCTTCACAAGGTAAATGATGATTACTCGCCCAAACTTCATTAACATCATCTTGCCTTAGCTTATCCTTTAAAAACTCTACATCAGCCTCAGTCGAAGGACGGACGATGATTCCGTCACGCTTATAAAATAATTTATCCACTAGGCTCCCCCACAGTAGCTTCCCTAATAATCGCACCGATCGTAATCCCAAACGGGTCTGACTGCCTATAAAATACTCCTCCACCCTTACTATAACTCCCACCTAACGACGTTCTAAACTTCCCAGTAAAATCATCCGTAGCCCCTATATTTTGTCCTGAACTCTCACGAAATGCCTGTTGAGTAAACGCTTCCCATAAACTACTGCTATCCGGGCCGATATACCCGCCACGTGAGTCTTGAAGAATAAAAGCAACATTCCCAACCTTAACCGGGTTCTGTTGCATACTCCCCGTTTTCCACGGGATATCCATATCCAAAAGTTCAACATCAGAAAGGTAAGGAAGACCAATCGCTACATTGACATAAGAGGATGAGGCTAAAGTTACCGTTCCCCCCGCTACCACAGTAGACGATATTGATGTCACCCCATCAGCCACACTCGTCACAGTCTCACCATTTAAATGGGTAAGCCCTGTATAAACATCACTCCCATTATTGACATAAGTAACCGCTGCATCTAAAAATAACATATCCTCTGACCTAAGCGATAAACGTTCAACATACGTTCCCGCATCTCTATCTACAATTACCCACAGCTCATCAAAGTTATTCGTAGCATTGGGGATCACCATACTTGACGTAAAACTCCCGTCTGTATCATGGTGATGCCATGCGATAACCTCTTGCTCACGCATATAGGTAAGGCCAATTAAGTCCCCATCATCTCTTAACGCCCAAACAATACTATCCGGATCCTGCTGGTAACATAAAGATTTTATCTGATGCCCATCAAAGTAGTGCATAGCGAGAATATTTAAGTGACCACCTGTAAAGCTATCTGAACTGTAATCATAACCTAAAGACCGGATAACCTTACCCCCGGCCTGGACATAGATAATCTCATTCCCAATAACTATCGGAGGGACACCTGATGACCCACGATACCCTTCATTCTTCTGTTCAACGGTGGTAGGCGTTAAAGCACTGTTGGTCCCGGATCCTATGCTCCACTCTGAAGCGGAAGTCAAGACCACAAGCCTATTTAAAGGAACAAGACCATTGATAACATTGACCTGCCGGCTCGGAAGGTTTACAGTAATTCCATCCGTATCCAAAAGCGGTGAGTTACGCCGGAAACTATAATAATTCCCCGTCTGCGTCATCCACACAGTCATAGGCTCTGTTGTTGTACTTGCAAAAACTAGTCTGTCTTGAAAGAAGGAAGATCCTCTTGGCCATCCACGATAATCCGACCATGACCCCTCTGACCATATTGTCGTGGCCGCAGTTGTTCCTATCGAATCCAAAACTTCTACTTTCACAACAGTCGCACTCGTATACGTCTGAACCCTTACTATTCCATCCTGATAAAAGGGATCTGTGGTTAAATCACACGTAGCCGTCCCACTTCCATAGGTATACATGTTGAGCCTGACAAGAAAAGGCTCTGGATTATTCTCCGTATCCTCTGTTCCTGACGTATCAAGATTATTATCATCCGCAGAGGAGAAAGCACGTAAGATTGTCCAAGTCGTTCCCCCATCAGATGATTTCTCAACACTCAACCGACCGGTCCACGTACCATGTGTAATCAACCGCCATGTTCTAAAACAACTTATTGAACTTCCTACTGTCGCTGATGTAAAGGTAGTCGTATCCGCCTGACCGCCAATATAATGAGTTATTTTAAATAAAGCGTCCTCATGCGCCGCAGCAAAGGAGAAAGCTGATGTGGCCGTATAAAGGTCAAACGCCGCAGTCGCTACGGTAGAAGCTCTTGCTGAATCTTTTGATAACCTCACCTCATCTATATACCCAACCCAAGATCGGGAAGTGTTACTAATGTCAAACGTCCCTATCGCCATACCTTGAGATGAACTGATCGTAGTTGTACTCGCCACAGAGTCCTCTTCAACCCCGTCTATATAAAGTTTAACTGTTCCGCTTGTTCTGATAACTTTAAAATCAGTCCATCCTTTTGCAATCGTAATAGCCGTTGTACTTTTAAAACTAGGGAATTGTTCACCAGCACCATCAGGACTTTGACAAGAAACATTAATAATATTACTCGAATCCTTATAAATATTTAACTCACTCTGATTATCAAGACGATTAGTTAAGAGTCCCCGTTCAGTCCCATTCTCCGTAGATTTAATTCTCATTTCAATTGAGAAATCCCCTGTCCAATCAAAATCAGTGCTATCTCCTACATAAGCATAATCCCCAACTCCAAAGATTGCGGAAGAACCACCAAACACACTTTGTGCCGTTGAAATTTGAGCGGAGGAAACAAAAGTAGATGGTTTCCCTGTTTCCTCAATTGCATCCGTAGACCCATTACTTCCATCAAAATGATAAAGGAGAACCGTATTTGCATCAACCGGAGCCGTCAAGGTCAAAAGCACCCCTAATCCCGTGAGTGCTGAAGCTGTCAAAGATAACGATTCATCCGTATTCTCAAGCATAAACGGGCCATCGTCATACTCTAAAATAGCCAATGTCCAGCTTGCATTTCCTAATCTCGTTAGTGTTCTTGGCTGATAGTCCGGGTGAGTAATAAAAATAACGTCTGCGGAGGCTTCAAATCTTAATTCTTCAAGATCAGCTTCAAGGTAAGGCGAGGTTACTTCATAAGCCACAGCTAAATTCTGTATCTGTGCGCCATCTGTATAAAAACGTATATATTGATCCCCGAACTCTAAAGCATAGGCTTCAATTTCAGAGAAAACAAAATTGACCAGTATTGAATCTTGCGCCGCATTTTTAACTGTATTAACGTATCGAAACCCTGGGCGGTTGCTTATCCCGCCATAGGGATGGACAGTAAAGTTATCGAGGGTTTTAACGCCGGTTCTGTACTTATCTAGGTCGACACGGGGAAAAATTGATGGAGAAAAACATCCTCCAGCGAAAGAATTTTGACTTTGTGTAATTAAAGCCATTCCTACCTCGAATTGACTATTGAGTTTGTTTGATTAGGCTTACGCTTCTTCTCATAATGAGCAATGCGCTTAGACTCTTGAATTGAATTGGCATACATTTTAGCCAGCTCAAGTGCTTTCTGTACGTCACCTGTCAGCTCAACGCAAATATTAGAGGCTAAATTTATAGCAAAAGCCTTAATAAACTTAACGTCCCATTTCTCACAGTCCGTGACATTATAGGTATACTCACCAAACACGGTTGACGTTACAATTGTTGATGATCCTCCTGTTGAACTTAAATCACAGCATATAATTTTTTGGTCAAGGGTATGGTCATAAACAACCTCAAATAAATTTGATTCCTTCTTTAAAACAGTTGAAGCGTCAAACACAGCCCATAAGGTAGCGGCATTACTCGTATAATCATAAAAACTCGTCCATTCGGGATAATCATTTAAGTCAACACTATCATTCGGAACCAAAGGAATAATAGCATCAGCAAAAGGCCATTTAAACTCACGAAACACATCATTTCTACATGGCCCCCAATGTTTATTAATAGCAATTGCGGCAGGATTGTTTAATGTGGTATCAGCATCAAGTGAACTTATAGACTTCATTCCTAGAAAAGACAAAGCCATATTACACACTGACGCTGTATTCAGCGTTAGATCGGTAATAGCCATAGATAAAACCCCTTATTTTTTGGCTGGTCGGCCACGCCTGGGAGCTGTTGCTTCCTTCTCCTGTATGGCCTTTAATTTCGCTTGTTGTCTGGTGAACTCGTTAGGCACTTTATCTGTGGTTAAGGGATAGGTAATAACATTCGATTCCAGATTATGAGCAAACCCGCCTTTAATCTGTGTTACTTTCCCATACTCAACAGGCTTAGGAGCCATTAAATCAATAACTCCAACTTTAATAGACTCCTCATACCCGTTTACAGGAACAAAGTGGCGTGGAGGATTTTCGTTCTCCTCCACGTCCACTGTATCCCCTGGTAACCACATTCGGCCACGAAACCCATGACATTTGGTTACAACTCTATACATCATAAAACAATAACTCCTCTATTAAGCAAGGACGTTTGTGTTGCCTCCACCAGCTTGGGCAACGATAAACATATCCCATGCCCCTGCGGTGAACTTGTTACCGTCATTGATACCACCACTACCCGCAGCATCAATACCTGCGTCCATATACCCTCGGATATACCTTCTTGCTCCAACAGGGATAGGCATCTTAATTTCATACCCGGCCACTAACGTAGCCGCCTGAAGAGTTGCCGAAGTTACTAACGTTACAGCGTCATCGAACGTAGTTTGTGCCGTATGCAAACTAAAAATTGCATACGGGTCACCGGTCGCCACAAACGCTGTATCAATCCTGACGTAAAAGATTGCGCCAGGCTGGATTATTTCTGCTCTAGCCAACTGATCTACATGACTGGTCGAAGCTATTCCAATCGTACCAGTCTGAGCGTCAGCTAATTTCAATAGGTCATCAAGGTACATTTCATTCTCCTTTTTAAAGAATTAAACCGTTGTTAATTAGCTGACTATGTTGGAACTGTTGACGTTGAAATACTATCTTCAGTATGCAAAATAGCGTCGCTGACACGGCAAGGAACACCCTGGAACGTAAGTGTCGGACGTCTGGTTATGCCTGAAGGTGAAACCAAATGTTCAACTTGTAAAAACAAATTAGACTTATCGTTCATTTTAACTCTTAACAGCCCTCTGGTCTGACGGGTCATATAAAAAGCAATACGACCATTGGTGAAACCAGGAGGAAGAAGGTCTAACGCACGGCTCATATACTTTATGATATTTGCCGATGTGTCTGATCCATCACTAGCTGTTAAAAGAGCCGATACGTCAATATTACAAATACGAACAACTGAACGATAATCGTCAACTGCAATCCCAGCTCTCCAAACATAATGGCTCTGGTAAACTTTCATAAAATTACCTGAGTTATTGGGGTCTGTGATTGTAATTAACCCATCGTTCATAGAATCTAAACCACCTTTACCGCCTTTAGGATAAATCCCGTAACATCTATCTGTATCCCAAGCTACGAGCCAGATGGAGGTGTTATCGGAACCAACCCCGCCAGCATCAAGAATCTGTGCAGATGTGGTATAAGTTGTACCCAAAGAAGCATATCTTTGAGCCAACCCTTCAAACCGTTCAGGATTGATAGACACGTTACCGTAAATCATTGTGTCCATAAGGTCATTACCCATACCCTGAATAAATGCTTTATCCTGGTTAAATCTGAATGTATTGACATCATTCGCCATTTCAGCGATTGCAACGTCAACATGGCTCAAACTTTCCAAGCGTCCACACGTATTCTCAATCTGCCCTACGGCAGGATGGGTTGCGGTAATACCTCTGTTTAAACTTCTCCAGGTACCAGCCGGTAAACTTGTCCGAACAACCGACAAGTGTCCAGATGACTGGTTCCCTTCGATCCAGGGAATATCATCCAAAAAGTCGTGATATTCCTGCAATACTTCTGCGACTTTCGCCTGGCGTCCAGTAGGGTCCATGCCCTTAACGACGTCAAGTATTGTCGGGAATACTGTTGATAAGACTGCCATGATTTAATCTCCTTATTTATGTCCAGTCGTAGCGTAAAACTCATCGGGTGTCATAGATCTGGACGTATTTTTCTTTTGTGGATCAACGAAAACATCTTCGCTGATCATTTTCCCTGCTTTGATAAACGCTTTTACCACCTCCGGATGGTTGCCAACACCTGTGTCATCCAAGATGTCACGTAAAGCAGGTGAACCGAATTTGTTGATGAACTTAGCCGCATACGCCAACTCTGTATCTGCGTTAGCACCAAGTTCTTTCTTAGATTCGTTCATCCACCCCGTGACCATCTCTTTGTGCTGTTTTACTAAACCATCCTGCTGAACTTTCATCTGCTCTTGAACATAAGGCGCATAAGCATTAACTAACTTTTGGGCGTTCTCCTGAGTTATTCCCATTTCTTTGAATATAGGCGTGATCTTATCGACCAGACCTGTATCAATAGACATTCCTTCGGGAACTTTAAAGTCGTACTTCTCAGGGGCCTTGCCCCCTTCTGGTTTACCAGCCTTACCAAGCAAAGTGCTTTCATCTTCGCTACCTTCAACCGCCGGCTTGGTTTCTTGGGACGCCTCTTGCGCCTTAGTCGGTGTTTGAGTTGATTCAGCAGTTTGTGGTTTGATATCTGTTGTATTAACCGGTGTTACCGGTGTGACTACTGTTTCTTCTGCCATATAAAACTCCTTTTTTACACGCTAACCAGATCTCTAAATAGAGCTGTGGCTAACTGTTAATTTTTAAAATGTCTTTTTCCCCTACCTTATCCTTCTCTTCCATCTCCTCACGCTTGGCCTCGGATAAATGCTCACGCTGAATTTGTGTAAATGCGTCCTGCTTTGCCGCCGTAATCTCCTCTAAAGTCCATAATCCAATATTCTTCCGACCTGCGTTATATGTTGTCCCATACCCTGCATCACCATGAATATATCCATCAACAAAAAACTTGCACTTTTCCATAAGCCGCCACATAAACCTTCGACCTTCAGGATTGGATAAAACAATCCTTAAGTCATTAAGCTCCCTATCCCGCAGTCGCTTTTCTTTTTGCTCTTTAGTTTCTGGCTTACGTTTCTCTATTTGTAATGTGTCTGGTTCGTACATAAATAAAAAAAGCCATCATCTCACTTAACGTGAAACAATGGCTTCGATTAGTTCGGTTAGCCTTAAATTATTCTATGGGTGCTTTAAAAGATTGCGTCTTATTGATATTTACAATCTTCCCATTTAAAAAGTTTATTTGAATATTCCCCGTATACCCGTCATTATACAACTGCCTTATCATCTCAAGACACCAGTGGATCTTCTCAAATGTCTTAAAAACAGGACTCATACATCATCCCTCTTAAACAGTGAATCGGACAATACCAACTCACAATAATTTACATGCGTCATAAACCATATATCATCGGAATTGAAACGCTTTCGACAATAACCACAATATCTAATTCGGATGTCTAAAATCATGTTTTATAACCCTTCATAATCCCATCCAAAGCTGACCCCTTATCCATCTCCGCCTCAGACAGTTTTTTTGTAGTATCCGCCGCAGAGTTGGCCGCTTCTAACGCTATCATATTATTCTGTTGTGCTTGTCTATCCTCACGTACCCCCTGAACCATAACAGGATCATTGACAAGTTTAGCCGGGATACCTTGCATATCCGCAATCTCACGAACCGCCTCATCCCAATTAATAACATCTAGCATCTGCGGTGCTATTTGAGCATTGGCTCCAACAAACCCGATTACTCTCTCAATGTCACTTATCCCCAAAGCCCTCTGAGCCTGAGCCATAATGGAAATATACTGAACGTGAATGTCCATCCCTTCAATCTCCTCCGGAGGCGGTGGAAACGCACCGGCGTCATAAAGCGTTCCAAACACCCATTCGATAACCACACTCAACTTTTCTTCATCAATCGTATTAAGAATAGACCCCATCACCATCGTCCGCTCTTGCTCTCTTGCCATAATCTCTTGCGCTGTTATCTGATTGCGTTCTAACTGGGCCAACATAATAAACACGTCAATATAAAAATGCCGGTCAATGGACTTCTTCACCTGATCAATCAGTTCAATAAATGATTCAAGGTTAGGGTTAATTTGATATGAAGGTCTTAACCCGGCATTAGGAACATTGTTTGTACTCGTACTCACCCCACCAGGAAACAAATTAACATACCCCTCAATCGAAGCGTCCTTTTGCATAGGCGGATTATGAAGTTTCTCTTGCGCCAAGAGTTTGTCATACTTCGTCTTTTGAAGTTCCTTAACATCCCCAAGCGCATCCCACCCAGGGCCATAACCATAAATCATATCTGTTGTTGGAACACTCCAACGCGGAGCTATAACAGGAAACCGTTTAAACCCACGCATACCTAGAAACATATCCGAGTTCTGATCCCCCAGTTCCCAATATGCTGACCTAAACGGCATATTCATAAAATCTTCCATCATCATATTGCGGTTGGTATTGGGCTCAATCAAATGCCTAATCCAAAACTCTTTGTCCTTATCATTATTCTTCCAATGCCCTTGGACCTGCTTTGAACAGCTTTCAAGACCAAACTGTTGGACCATCTGAAAAACTGTCATAGGAAAGGCCCGGCCAAAAGAATCAACCCGGCCACGATAGTCAATACCAAGCAAATATTCACCTGCTGTAAACGACCGGCCACGAATAGCGGTCCAGTAATCTTCTAGCAATATAAAGCATGAAGTTCCAAAAGTAAGTAGTTCTTCATAACTGTTCTGAAAGACACCATAAATATTTGACCCTATCATCACATCAGCCATTTTCTTTTGGACAATATCAAGCCATTGACGCACAGGAGCATAGCTTGAAAGGTCAAGATCAGCTAACATCAACCTAAACCAAGGTCTTGACTTTGGGGTTATCCCGCTATTTAAAACACTCGCTGACTTCCTGATCGCACCAGTTGCATAAGCGTCAAGCAAAGTCTTATGGTCAATCATCTGGCCACGGGTAGGCTTATTCTCGTTAAATTGGCCACGGGTGGGATTCTCATATAACGCTATATCCTTCCAGGATGAAGTATAAAGCTGGTTCTCCGCTTTCATCGAGGAAAAACGTTTGTTAAGCTCTACTTTTAACTCACTATTGGTCATTGGATCAGCCATCACGCCCCCAGCTTTGTCTTACCGCCATACATACTCGATAAAAGTTCCGGGCCTGTACCAGCCGCACCACCACGGTTCTTGATGGTTGATAAGTACCCAGCTCGTATCTGCCTTACCCTTGATGTGCGATCACCGGGCGTTTGAGGAGATATCTCAGAAGGCGTCGGTGACGGTCTTGGGGGTAACGTCGGCAACGGCGCTGAAGCCGGTGCTGGTTGGACCTGTGGCATTTGCTGCTTTCCTCCACCGAAACACATTGATTACCTCACTTTGTTACGCCAGCGAGTGGCGATAGGGGATTATAAACAGGTTGATCTTGAGCTTGCCTTTTCGTATTAAGCAAATCATATCTACTGGAATGACCGGATAAATTTTTAAACTGCTGTTGGCTCTTATTAAGAACCGGGAAAGCAAAGGTTAAAGCCAAAGCATCCGCATCATCCGGTGAGCTTATCCCCCGGCTTTGCATATCATCTTTTGATTCTAAGATAAGTTTGCCAGCGTTAGGACCTTTCTGGACTGAATACGCTTCAGGCGCAATCAAGTCATTGACTAAATCTTGAACGTCAGGAATGGCCCCACCATTCTTGAGCCAGTCTTTCATCAACCCCCACATTTCAGCCCGTTTGTTGGCGTATAGATCGGAATCAGCTTTGCCTCCGAATCTCACAAGAATCCATTTTCTACCCATCTGTTTACCAAACGAATATAAACCAGTGCCATAACCAAAGTCGATAAACACAGCGTCCGCTTTATATTGATCTTCAAATCTTGCCAAATGCCCGGCAACTAAAGCGTCATCTTCATCCTTACGGAATGTGGCGAGGATAGTTGACATCAGCCCTTGTCTTAAATATATCTTTGTTTCATTATCACCCGACCACGCACGATCAACGCCGATAATTGTTGCGGCAAAACCATATTGACTTTCGTTTAAATGTTTACCTCTTGCTTCCTCTACAATATCAGAAGGGATGAACTGATGGTCAGAAGCCCGTGGGAACTCGCCCTTAACACGAACTCTCACAAAGTCTGAATCCTCGCCATAATCCTCAATCCATCGTTGGATCTGGTCTTTATTTGTAATCTTAACTTTACGACTGTCTACTTGAAGATGTGACCATCGATGTTTTAAAATACCAAAGCAAGAATAGAATCTACCAACATTTCTGGTCGGGTTTCCAAAGACAAGCCATAATATTTCTGTTTTCTCGTCGGTTAAAGCCCCCTCTGTGACCTGCCATATCATATCTGGAATAGCTGAAGCCTCATCGAATATAACAACAATCCTCTTCCCCTTATTGTGCATCCCGGCAAACGCCTCCGTCTTTGTTTCATTCCACGGAATCATATCAAATCGCCATGTCTTTTCATGCTCAGGGTCAACGGAGAAAATTGATGTAGCTGTAAATGTGAACCAATGCTTTGCAATAAACAAACGATACCACTTTGCAAGCTCGGCCCAAGTTTTTGTTTTAAGCTGTGTTTCTGTATTCGCTGTAACGACACCCTTCGTATCTTCATGTGTTGATAAAGCCCATAGAATGATCCAAGCGACTAAGGCCGACTTGCCAACCCCATGACCGGACGCTATTGCAATCTGAATGGCTTGGCTCGTTGTAATCTTATTCTGTTTTAACTTCGATCCAATATCTTTTAAAGTTTGGACTTGCCATTCATCCGGGCCATTATATTCCTTCAATTCTCCTTCTTCCCCCCACGGGAAAGCATAGATAACAAAAGAAAAGGGGTCATGTGTAAATGACCCCATATCGTTAATCAATTCAAGTTCAGGATTTTTTATACTTGTCGTCAATTAGACAAAACCTCTTCTAGACGGTTAAGACGACTTCTTGATCCACTAAGTTTTTCAGCAAGACTAAAGTTTACGTTAATCTCTTTTTTATCATGCCAACCAAATCTATTTTTCATATTCGCATACCAAGCCCCGGTTTCAAAGACAGAATCCTTGTCGTGATAGACATTATCTCGTGAAACTTTCTCCCACCAAGCCTGACATAAACCCATGCCTTTGTTGATGGTAGAGGAAAACTCTTCTTCTCTTTCTATCAAGACATCCCAAAGATCATGGTTGAAAACTTTAAGGTTATAATCATAACAAAGTTGAGCCCTAACCTCAACCGCAGAGGCTCCTTCGGCCATCATATCAATGACAGTTTTCTGCCAACCATCACCCAAGATATCTTCTATCTTTTTTTGAGGTCTGCCGACTTTATTTTTAATCAGAGCAATCATATTTTTATAATATAAAATGTTTGGGGCCCGTAAAGATGGGGTACGAGCCCCATGGGACTAAACTGGATGAACAATGACAACGATCTATTATGTTCATAAAATGAACAGTTAGTCAAGGGGTATTTTTGATATTACGTGTTTTTGCTTAGGGATTTGTTACTTGTAACAAATAATTCTAACATGTTGGTATTATTGATGTTATACCATCGATTTTTACAACAGCTTCGAGAAAATAGTTTAAAATTTTTTCCTCTCTTGGTGTATACTTTTTTCAATGACAACCCCCACCTACCGCCGGAGGATGAGAGATGAGAAATTTTAAAATCAATTATAAAGTTGGATTATCAATTCGCACCGACGAGATACAAGCAAACGATTTAGATGAGGCTGTAAGTAAAGCCGATGTTAAACATCCGAGTTGGGTTGATGTTATCCTTGTCAAGCCAATGTTAGAGAAGGCTATGGCCATGGCCTTTTGTATTCTATCCCTTTGTAATGTAGCCCATGCTGATATTGCGGAAGATAAAGCGGTCCATTGTATCTTAGGCGAGGCCCGATCAGAAGGAGAAATTGGCATTAAGGCCCTTGCCGAAGCCCTGAAGAATCGCAATACAACTAAAGGCGTTTATGGATGTAATGTAGATTTTTCCAAAGAGGCGGCTTACATAAAAGCCAAACGTCTTGATGTAATTGCTAAACAGGCTTGGAGGGATGCTCCTAAGTTAAATTTGGTTAAGAACGCAGATCATTGGGAAAACATCACAGCTTTTGGGACTCCGACTTGGGCTAAAAAGATGGTCAAAACAACCTGTATTAACCATCATTGCTTTTACAGGTCGAAATAGAAGATGGCATCCCACACCACAAAGGCAACTTTATACTATAAAAACGCCCCACAGCGAACGATTAGGCCTTATGTGTAGAGATGGGTATAAACAAATGAAAGGAGCCACACATGACCAAACGAGAGAAACGGATAAGGGCAGGTTTAAAGCATCCAAAGGGATGGAGTTGGGGGACGTGTGCGGGATTGATGCGTAAAAAACCGCAAGATTTGGTAGATTTCGATAAAATTCGGACAGAATCTATATTAAAAGGGCGACTAAGCAAATCTAACCATAATCCAACCAGCTTTGCATCCAAGCAGACCAAAGAGAGGGCTGGAATTCCTTCCAAGCGTAAAAAGATAAGGGACACATATAAGCAGGAGACTTTTAAAGTGGGGAATAAGATAACTAAGATTCCTGGTTTAAAAATGCCAAGTTTCCGTGAGAAGGGTCAAACATATGTAAGGCTAACCCCGTTGCAGAAGGTCAAAAACGGGCTGGCGAAGAAACTGCCGGGGTATTAAAGGAGGCTTTGATGAGTGATATTATAAAGCAATTGATTGATTCTGGGTTAAGTCGGTATCGCATTGCGAAGCTAATGGATGTGAGTTATAACACAGTGATTATGTGGGAGTATAATATGTTTCAGCCGAGGAAGGTTAATATGGATAAGTTAGAAAAGCTGTTAGCTGATCTTAAAAAGGAGGCTGTTTGATGGACCTATCGATTGCCAAGACACTTTTAAAGAGTTTGCGGACATCCGGATATGAAGAGTATTTCTCAATCACCTATGAGCTTGATTTGCATAGCGGGAAAGAAGAGGTAACTGACCGGTGGGTATTATGGGATGGGGTGATCCATTACTTTAGCGAATACAAGGATTTAGAAAAGTATGTGATAGAGCGGTATTTGAGTGAGAGTTTAAATTGATGAAAAGGTTAAGCGGAGTTCACTCCGTACCAAAACAATGGGTTGACCTTATTAGATTCTTTTATATTATATGCAATGATAAGGCATAAGAAGCCAAGGCTGATGATAGAGATTTGATAGGCTTAAAGAAGATTTCCCATATTTAAGAGAGGATCACCGGGTAATGTCTTTTTATGTAGAGAGGGTAAAATAGGTAGAATTGGTATTGATTTTTAATTCAGAGTAATATAGAATAGTTCCATTCTTGGGAGATTGTATATGGGACAAAAAAATAGAAATAGTAACCCCGTCGGTATTGATTACCGAATGGGGTTTTTTTATATGGGGTATAGGCTAGTTTCTCCCAAGGAAACTGTAAAAGGATTTGTCCCTTCCGGCCTATACCCTTTTTTATTTTAATGATTGTAGTTTTTTTGGACTAAATGGCTGTCGGGTTGGATCAACATTGCTTTTAAATAGTATTAGTTTAAAATAGTATTATTTTAAATGGGGGTTGGGTTAAGTGAGAATATCCTATTTTTCTAAAAAAACATCAAAAAACGATAGAATTTCAATCATTTTAACAGTTTTCCGCTTCCGAAATTGGGATTTTGGAAAACTTACGTATAAAAAGACCATTTTCCGGCCTTCCGAAATCGGTGATTTGGAAAATCTCCCATAATGCCTGTTAGAAGGCAAACAACAACAAAGTTGTTTGCTTTAATAGGCATGGTTGGAAGTTCATACCTGTGGATAACCTGTGTATAACTTTAGCTTTCCGCTTTCCGAAATGTATATAAGTGGAAAAGGTTCGGAAAGGAAAACTCCTCCAAAATGAAAACTGACCAAAAATGACCATGGATAAACAAAAGATACCAGCCGAAATCCAAGTTTTACTTGATCGAGGGTTTTCAATCTTCCCCTGCCAGAAGAACGGTAAGAAGCCGATTACCGAAAATGGGTATAAAGACGCCACTAATAATATAAATATTATTTTAAAATGGTTATCTGATTATCCAGAATCAAATATAGGAGTCCCAACCGGCCAAATTAATGGGATAACTGTCCTTGATGTAGACCAAAGGCATGGTGGATTCTTTTCCTTAGAGAAATTTATACTCCCGGAAACCTTGTACGTTAAAACAGGCGGGGATGGAATGCACTACTATTTTAAGTATGATCCCAAAGCCTCAACCGGGGCCAACGTGCTTGGCCCAGGGCTTGATATACGTAATAATGGCGCATATATAATTGTACCCCCATCAATTCATGCATCTGGTAAAGAATATATATGGTGCGATGAACAGCTACCCCTAGCGGATCCCCCGGAATGGTTACATTCAGATGATTTTATAAATGCCAGTAAAAAGTTTGAAATTCCTGATGGGCCTATCCCCCAAGGAAGGCAAGATGATACTTTGTACAGACTTGCAGTTTCTTTAAGACATAAAAATTTTACTCCTGCAATGATTAAAAAAACTCTACAGTCAATTATTACGGATAAAGTTAAATGTCCACAAGATCCTAATAATCCTTTTACAGACCTAGACATTGAACGGTGGGTGCGGGGTGCTTTTAAACATGATGATACTTTTGAAAAGAAAAAAACATCGTCAATCCTACTACTTGACCCTATAGATTGCTTATCTTTTAAAAGCAAAGACATCCCCCCGGTGGAATACTATGTGGATGGAATCCTTCAGAAAAAGGGGAGGACCATGGTTTCAGCGGCCAATAATAAAGGAAAAACATTCTTCTTCCTCAACATGCTTTGTTCTATATGCTCAGGAGCTGAAAAATTCATTAATTTTGAGGTTGAAGGTTCAAAACCAAAAGCCTTATACTTCGATTTTGAAATGGGAGAATCAGCCTTACAAGAAAGACTTAAAATAATGGGGAGTATCACCGATATTGACAACCTTTTTATCCAATCTATTTATGGATGGAATATGCTGGATAAAACATATCAGACAGCGCTTGAAGATTTAATCCAAGCAAGAGGCATAAATATTATAGCCTTTGACCCTTTAGGCAGTATCTGGATGGGGGATGAGAACAAAAGAGAAGCGGTTAAACAGCTAACCGATTATTTTGATTATCTTCTCGATAAGTTTGGAGTTTCAATTCTTCTTTCCCACCATTGGAGAAAAGTTACAAAAGACTTTAAAGAGGGGGGGGAAATGGCCGCCGGCTCTTATGGATGGGGAAAGTGGCTTGATAACCACATTACCTTAAACGGGTCAATGGACTCTCTTATTATAAATTGTGAGAAGAGCAGGAATCAAAAAAAATGGGATCAGTTTAGATTAAAATTAAATGAGGATACTTTGGCTTTTGAATTTTTAGGAGAGCTTAAAAATCAAAAGAAATTTAGTGATGAGGATTTGTTAGGGCTATTCAATAGTTTTGGAAAACCCATGGTAAAAGTTGCTGACCTTATTTTAAAAGGAAAGAATATGTGTTCAAAAACAACGATTTACGCCTTGTTGGCCGGATCAAAGTATGTGGGTGTTAATAAAAATATTAAACCGAATGTGGCATATTTAAGGGATAAACAAAACGAATTTTTGATAGAACCAGATAGAGGATGGGAAGAATAATGGTAAAACAAAGATGTGCTGAATGCGGGGCATGGCTTAATTTACAGCCTATGGATAAAAAAAGTAATGTGTATTGTTGCCAGCAATGTGGGAAGCCGCAGGGAATAGATGAGGGACCGGAGGAGAGTTTAAATAACAATTAGGAAGAATAATTATGGTCATCCGTAGACAATTCTATATCCCCCGCTCCCGTGTTGAGTTGATAAAGGGAATAAAGCCGCATTGGAAGGGGTTGAAAGGGGAGTTGTATGAGATGGCTTCCAAGCGTTTAAGGGCAATCTATATAACCATTATGAACCAGCGAATACAGGAGCTGATGAGGAAGAGGGCTTTTGAACTTGGGATGATAAGGGAGATTGATAAAGAAAAATGAAATCCTCCGACTTTTTTACATCAGAATATTTAGAATATTTAAAGCCGATTGTGGTTATGTTCAAGGCGGAGGTGATTGTTATTGAGGGAGTAAGATTCAAATTGCCTTTGGGAAAGTGGACAGATGAGAGTAAAAATAAAACTTGACTCACACACGCAATATATGTTATGATTCTACCATGAAAAATAAACCTAAAACACCTGAATGTCCTGTATGTGAACTACACCAGACTCTAACACGGAAAGATGGGATCCGTTGGTGTCGCTCTTGCGGGGCTGAATGGTTAAAAGATAGCAAAGAAGATAGCAAAGAAGATGGGAAAAACTCAAGGAGAAAACAATGACAAAAGAACCTGATGAATCAAAAAGTTTAACTGAATACGAAGCATTAAAAGAACCAATGGCGATGGGGGAAGTGTTCGCCTTAAGCGGAATGTTTCCTGATGTAAAAACAAAAGCGCAGGGAGCTGTCAAGATCCTAGCTGGAAGGGAACTGGGCCTTTCCCCTTTTGAATCAATGAAAAACATCTACTTGGTCAATGGCCGTTTGGCGATCATGTCAAACGCTTTGGCTTCTCTTGTAAAGAAGAGTACTAAGTACGATTATCAAGTTAAAAGTTTAACGGATGAAGAATGTACCATAATTTTTTATAGAATAAAATCTGACAGTGAAAAAGAGGTGCTTGGAACCAGTACATTCACTTCTAAAGACGCCGCAAAAGCAGGTTTAATCAATAAAGATAATTGGAAATCGTATCCAAAAAATATGCTTTTCGCTCGAGCATTAGCTAATGGTGTCCGGTGGTACGCCCCGGATTCTGCTTGCGGCTGGCATACAATGGAGGAGATGACGGATCTTGAGCCGTCTATCCAAACAGAAATTATTACTATCAGTAAAGCAGGAAAAGTCGAGAAAGGAGAAGTTTCTAATGGCGAAACGAGCATACGAGAATAAATATCCTTCTGTTACCGAAGTGCTAGGGATATTAAGGAAACCAGCCTTAGAGTTCTGGTTTAAATATAATTCCGCAAAATTCTGTGATGAAGAAAGTAAGAAAGGAAAAATCACAGGGACACAGATCCACGATGCCATTGAGCAGTATATCAAGACAGGGGAGGCAAAGGTAGAATCAGAGTATGCAGATGAGGTTACAAACGGTCTTAATTCTTTTATCCTTTTTTCAAAAGAAAATCCTGATATTAAAATGCAGTTTGCTGAGATTCCTTTAACCAGTGAAATCCACAAATTTAATGGGACCATAGATGCCATAGCCGGTGATCTTCTTATGGATTGGAAGGGAGGAACAGCCAAAGATAAAGAGAAGCCTCCAATTTATGACGAATTTAAAATACAAGTTTCATCTTATACTCACTTATACAATGAAGTTAAAGGGACTAATATACAGACAGCTATGATTGCTGTGTTTGCTAAGGACAAAATTGCCTATAACACATATACTCTAAATAAAGAAGAAATTGACAATAATTTTAACGAAGTGTTTTTACCCGCCCTTAGAATCCTAAACTACCAAAAAAGGAGTAAATAATGCCATATTCAATGGATATGAAGGAAGAAAGAACCCCTAGAAAACTTTTACCAATCGGAGTCAGAAAGTTCACTATTCTTGACTGTGTGGAAAGTAAAAGTAAACAAGGCAATTTAATGTTTATTGTTTCAATTCTTGATCAGGAAACAAAATATATAGACAAACTTTATCTTGTCGGGGAACCTAAAAAACGATGGATGTTAAAGCAATTACTCACCGCTTGTGGCTTATCAGCCGGGCAGGATGGGAATTATGATTGGGATATTGCTGATATTTTAAATAAAGAGTTTTACGGTGAAATTGAGCATGAGGATAACACTTTTATTGATAAGAAGAATGTCGAGGTAAAAATAAAGCAACACAAGATCGTTAATATTGAAGCTGTTAGTTGGGATGAGTAATGAAAAAAATCCTAACCACCGAAAAAGAAGTTTTAAAGGCTGTGATTAATAAATTGAAGAACTATGAGTTTCAAGGAATCCTTCTTTATTGGGTAAGGTTACAATCAGGAGTGCTAGGTGACAGTTGGGGGAGAAAAGTAAGGCTAGCCACGGCCGGCACTCCTGATCTTTTAACGGTGTTTAGGAAAGACGATGGTGGGCTTGCTGTCCTCTTTATTGAGGTCAAGAAGCCCGGAGTGACGAAGTTAAGGTATGAGCAAAGGGAGTTCTTTTTAAAGCAATGCCGGGATTTTCATTGTGTGGTTATTAACGATCCTAGTAAAGTCCATGAACAAGTAATCAAGGTTATTGAGGGGTAAATCATGCAAATGACCGTCCATTTAGAATGGGAAGAGCAGCAGATTGAAGCTGAGGTTGATATGAAATCTCATATAGAGAAGGATGAAGATGGCTTTAACCAGCTTTATGTTGACGATCTTATTATTGATTCAGTTTGTATAGATGGGATATCTATGGATCCCGATAACTACCCCAATGGCTTGATGGAAGCTATTAGAGAGAAGGCGGTGGATTCGTTATGATTATTGACCATCTTTTATTTAAAGTTCTTATAAGTATTTCCCTTTTTTCTATATTTTTAGCATTAATCTACTTAATGGTAGCTACAATTTGGAAATAACCCTCTCCGTCAGGTGGCGAGGAAAGGAGAATATGAAAAAAATTATCAGTTTATTCCAAAGAGATTATGAAGGCTCTCATAAAGTTTTTAACTCTATTGTCCCAGGAGCCGAGTGGGTTATTAATGGAGAAGGAATGGCTACTAGAAAATTTGATGGAACAGCCTCTATGGTTAAGGACGGAGTGTTATATAAAAGATATGATTGTAAAAATGGGAAAAATCCTCCCTATGGTTTTATCCCAGCACAAGATCCTGACCCTATCACTGGACATTGGCCTGGATGGGTGAAAGTTGAAAATGCCCCTGATGATAGGTGGTTTAAAGAAGCTGAATTGCCCAAAGAAGATGCAACTTATGAATTGTGTGGGCCAAGGGTTAATAAGAATCCAGAAGGCTATGATAAACACATCTTGGTTAGACATGGTTCAGAAGTTTTACCAAATTGCCCCAGAACATTTGAAGAAATTAAAGAGTATCTCGGGGTACGGACTATTGAAGGGATCGTGTGGCATCATCCAGATGGACGGATGGTCAAGATTAAAAAGAGAGATTTTCAATATTAATCCAACTGGCCTGACGGCGGGGATGGAAAGGAAAATATGGCAATGGCGCAGATAAGAGATACTTCTCTTTGGGAGATGGAAGCGGGTCGAAAGATAGCGCACATTGTACTCTTGTCGCTTATTCCTTGCCTATAAATAAACCGATGGTGAAGTTTAGGGATACTTCTGCTAAAAGTAAACTCCCTAAACGTTTGTTCCTCGGTCTAATAATTGCGATGGTGAAGATATCAGCTACTTCCTGTTAAGAAGGCCGAAAGGCACCTGCTGATGTCGTATGTTCCTCGCATTACTAAGAAAGGAAATTACGATGGCGAAATTAAACAAAAAACAAAAATCAGACCTCGTTACCCATGAAGGAGCCGTAGCAAAGATTATTAACCCTGAACAAAGTTTGCGCCGGTCTGTTATGTCCTGTATGCTTTGGGAGAACTCTTTTTATGAAGATGAAGTTGAGATTTCAGAGCGTATCATCCAGTTAGTTCATGCTAATAAGGCCGAGGTCGTTGCTGATATGGCGCTAGAAGCTAGAACTAAGATGAAATTGCGTCACATTCCTTTATTACTTATGCGTGAGCTGGCTAGGCATAAAAGTAAATTTAAAATTGCTAATCGTCTGGCAGAAGTCATCCAGAGGGCAGATGAACTGTGTGAATTCTTGGCTATTTATTGGAAAGATGGTAGAACTCCTTTGTCTGGCCAAGTAAAAAAAGGACTGGCAATGGCTTTTAAGAAGTTCAATGAATATGACCTTGCCAAATATAACCGTGATGAAATTATTAAATTGCGGGATGTCCTTTTTCTTTGCCATGCTAAACCAAAAGACAAGGAACAGGCAGAAGTCTGGAAAAGGTTGGTTGATAACAAACTTCAGATCCCAGACACTTGGGAAGTTTCTCTGTCCGCTGGTAAAAATAAGAAAGAAACTTTTGAGCGCTTAATTAAAGAAGGTCGCTTGGGGGCATTGGCTTTACTTCGCAATTTAAGGAACATGAAAGAAAATAAAGTAGATGAAGAGATTATTTTTTCCGCTTTAAAACAAATGAAAGTTGAAAGAGTCTTGCCTTTCCGCTTTATTACAGCCGCTAGATATGCTCCTCAATGGGAGCCACAGCTTGAAGAAGCTATGATGAAATGCTTATCCACTCAACAAAAGCTGAGAGGGAAAACTGTATTGGTTGTGGACGTTTCTGGAAGTATGAACGGAAATTTATCTAGCAAAAGTGAATTAACTAGGATGGAAGCCGCCGCCGCTCTCTGTATTTTAGCCAGAGAAGTTTGTGAGAACGTGGCTATTTATGCAACGGCAGGGAACGATAGTAGCATGATTCATGCTACTAGAATTCTTCCACCACGACATGGCTTCGCTTTGCGTGATGCTTTTCGTTCTGCGGCTGATGAACTTGGTGGTGGTGGGATTTTCCTCAAGCAGGTTATGGATTTCACTTATGAAAAAGAAGGATCAGCCGATAGGGTGGTTGTCTTTACAGATGAACAAGATTGCGACAGAAAATGCAACCCTGCTTCTGCAAAAATTTGGGGAAACAATCACTACCTGATTAATGTTTCTTGTGAAAAAAATGGCATAGGATACGGCCCCTGGGTTCATATTGATGGATTCTCCGAAGATGTCATTGATTATATACAAACTGTTGAAAAAATTAATCCGATTTCAAACTAAAACAATGACCCTCCACACCCTCAAACGCACGACATTCGATAAGATAAAGGTGGGGGAGGTGTTTGCGTCATGGCGTTATTATAATAAGGATTGGCATATTGAAGAAAAAACAGGTAAGTCACGAGCGCTGGCTTTATGCTTTTTTATGAATAATATGGATTTCGCAGGAGATATTATTTATTGGGGTGAGGGAGAAGTTTACACCCTCCCCAAATCAGTTCAAAGGCTTTGGAGGAATGATTAAGGTGGGGGATAGA